AGTTTTGGATATAATCCAAGAATTTGGTCTCTACTAAGAATTGTAGATAATAAAATATGAGAAGCATCCGCATAGTATCTATCCCTAGAAGCTGGATCAACGTACACACGGAATGGATTAATACTTGTAATCTTAACATCACCTCTGCCATAATCTGATTCTGGGTCAACATAAACATAAAAATATCCTAGTCCAGTAGTAGAGTAATCATGTACTACTTGTTTAAAATGGGTATTGCAATTAGAAACATCCCATACGTACTCAAGTATAGTACGCCATACATTAGACATTTTATAGTCAGAATCTTCTCTTGCGACTGCAGAGAATTTTGGATTTCTAGAAGTTAATAAAGATTTTAATTTATCTACAGCAGCATAAACTCTGTCTATAATAAAGTCGCCTTGACCAACTGCTTGAAGAATTTCTGATTCTTCTGTAGAATAGTGATTGCCTAAAGAAAAATCAATGGCATCTCTAGCTTCTGTTTCCCAGTTAGCTCTAGCGTCTCTATACCGCCTCCATAAATCTTTATTATTCTGAGCTTCTTCGTGCTCATCAAAAGTTTCTACGTAGTTAATATTAGGACTCCTTTAAGATCTATATATATAATATAAGCGAAATAGTGCTATTTGTCAAGAGTTTTTTATAATCTTTGTCCAGTAACCCAGCTTCTTAGCACAGATTTCTTAGATTTTTTGTATTCTTCCTTAGATTCTGCAGTAAAATCGTCAGATTCAAACTTATCGCTTAGTGGTGATCTTGCATTAGTTATTGAATACCAAAGACCATCTAGGAGGTCATCATTTTTTCCTTTTGGAAAATGAAACATCTCATCTACTATTTCTTGATGGATTTTTCTATGAAACAATTTTCCTCTATTTACTATAGGACAAAGTAAAGATTCTAATCTATCTTCTTTTTTTATTCCGTTAGGAGGTCTAACTCCTCTTGCGATTCCAGGAGCCATCTTTCTATCAAACCCACCCATTTTATTAACTGAATCTTTTATTATTCCTTGTGCTCCTACGTGCTCAACATTAACTCTCCTAACTGGAGCGTACATTTTTGCATACTCAAATATTTTTTGTGGCATTTCATAAAGAGGTAGATGCTCACGATAATAATCTAATATATAATAATTTTTTTCACTATCTACAGCAGTAACCATAATAACTTGATAGTCATTATTAGCATTTGATTCATAAGCTAAGTCAACACCGATATATACATTAACTGGAATAATTGTACTATTGTTTTTTAAATAAACCTGATTAGTTCCAGATATTACTTGATAGTCATGATGTTGTAATTTATCTATTTTAAATTTAGCAGTAGCTAAATCTCTAGCATCATTCATGTACTCTTGAGCAAACTTATGTAACTGACCTACATTTTCATAATCTTTTCGTATTTCATTTATTTTTCTTTTACTAAAATAAGAAGCCCACAAAGGCTTACCGTCTTCTAATGCTCTATGAAAAATTACATCCCAAGTGTA